CAGGGACGTCGCAGTATTTTTATGCGGCTCCCAATGACTCTCTCCAATGGAGAGGTCACTGTAAACTCCATCAAGTTCGAGTTAGCCTGCGATCCAGAAACAACGGACGCAGCTATCGACGAATACCTGAGCGAATTTGCACAGGTCTTGATAGACAGTAACGTGGATGATTTCATGCACGATCTGTCGGTCGCTTAACAAGTGAAATCGAGAAGACTCCTCCGTTATGCTGCGTGCGCTTTTGGCGCACTGTGGCTGATGGAGGTAGATCCTACTCTATTTCCTGTGAGTGAATCCCAATCTTGTTTCATTGCTGGAGATAACCAACATGAAAAGCAACAAGAGACACAGGCCTTCAAAGAAGGCTCCGTTCTTTGATTCTGATGTAATCGCAACTGGCGTTGCATCAGCCCTTAGCCGAGATGTTCGGACGTGCAGCAAACTGTTGTATGCTGTCACGCCGAGCGCGCTTCTCAAAGAGTTCGCCTCTTATCAGGATGAGAGTACCTTGAAAAAGTACCTTAGACCTGATCGTGATACCTCTGAATTGGAGGGAAAGGCCTTCGCTGACTTTCTGAAAGTCAACGAGAGCATCGGAAAAACTAATGCTGCATTGAAAGCATTATCCGAGCTCACGGTCGATTTCTCCGATCCAACCTTAGAAAAAATAAGGATTGCAAGGAACTGCATAAGCAGCATCTTGGGAGATATCACTACGGACGAATGGTACAACCGCTGTAAAAATTCAGGCGGTGTATCTTTAGGAGTTCCTTTCATGGACACTTCTAATGAACAAAAGTTCAAATGTCCGATTACGGTAACTCAGCGCGTTAAACCTCTATTTGACGACTACCTTAACTTCGACAGCTCGTTGAAGTTGGCTATTCAAGATCTGAATGGCCTACCCGCGTTCGCGGATGATAGGTATGATGTCGTAGAGGCATCTCGTGCCACTACTGTTCCAAAAACTGATAGCAAACGCCGTATGATAGCCATAGAACCTACTGGAAATATGTATTTTCAGCAAGGACTAATGAGCTTGATGTACGGGCGAATGCGCAGTTTTGGTTTGAACGTTAGACGTCTTCCGTCCAGCCATACTTCTTTGGCTTGGCAGAGTTCCATAACCGGTAGTCTTTCAACTATCGACTGGAGCTCCGCCTCGGATACGGTCGCTTACGAATTAGTTCGTCTGCTTATGCCGACGCGCTGGTTCATGCGACTTGACATGGTAAGGTGCACACATATGACCGTAGATGGTCAAAAAGTGCCTCTGAACATGTTCAGTACTATGGGAAACGCAACAACTTTTCCTATAGAGACGTTGATCTTTTACGCCCTAGCAGTAGCACACATCGACTACGAAAATAGGCTGCCTGGCTGGAAGAACTCCAGACTGGTATGCTTACATCGTGGAAGGTACAAAGACGTTTCTGTCTTTGGTGACGACTGCATCCTCCCTACTCCATATGCCGATTCTTATGTCGACTTAATGGAGAGTGTAGGTTTCATCCCTAATAGGGACAAAACTTGCATAGGAGGTCCCGGCTTCCGAGAATCCTGTGGTGGTGATTACCTCCTAGGATACAACGTTCGGCCCTTCTTTTTAAGGGGGCCAACCGCGCTGAAGAAGAGTTGTCTAGAACCTTGGCTCTATATTATAGCTAATAGTATTTTAAAGAAAAGCATTCAGCTTTTCGGTACTACAAACTATATTTATCAGAGTCAGGCTCTTCGATTCATACTCTCTCAGTTCTCTGAGTATAACCTCAAAATCAAGGTTGTACCGGGAGACTTTCCGGATGACAGTGGCTTGAAAATCGGCGCCGATAGGTGCCGGCTCAGTAGTAATTTCCCTGAGCTCAAGTTCTCTCCCACCCGTTGCTCGAAGCATGGAACTGTTTCGTTCCTATTCTGCAAGTTTGTTTACAAGCAGAGTGCTTCTAAGCATGATCCGACACAGCTGGCTTTGGCTCTGAAAAGAGCTGTTGACCGGCAGGCAACTGATTTCCTTGCTGCAAAGCAAGCATTTCGTTACCGTGTCAGATCGAAAGGAGGCTACGTAGTGAGTAAGGGTTATAGTCCGTTTTGGACTCTTTAATAACCCTCTAAAACACTAGGGGTAGCGCCGCCGTGAGGCGGCTGTTCCCTCCAG